GCGCGATGGCGCTTAGTCACCGGATAAAGAAGATTAGGTGCTGGATTAAGTACCATGGCGCGACTGTTTTGGTTTGGTCGGGGGAGCCGGCTTGACGTTTTATGCACCAGGACAACCCCCGACCACCCCAATGAAGTGATACAATGGCAACAAAGAAAACCAGCATGTTTACCCTAACCGAACGATTGACAATTACTGCGGCGTCAACTGATACGTTTGCAACCATTGACCTTGGCTCCTACGTTGACGTGGGCGACCGTCAAGCACTTCAGGTCCACAGCGTCGATTTCATTTTCCAAGGCAAAGCGGCAGACCTTCCGCTTTTGTCTTCAGTTGGCAACGGTCAAGTGACAGTCCAAGTCACCGATCTCAACCGTGGCGGTTTGGTATTTGCCAATGACCGCGCTCTGGTTGCCAGCGCACAACTCATCCATGATAACGATGGATACCTCAGCGAATCCAGCGACATGTATCCCGACAACTATGGCAAAGGCTCTGATGATGGCCGATACGTCGTGAACGATCAACTTTACATCACCGCCAACAGTTCGAGCGTCCTGGCGGATGGCAACATCAACGTCACCGTTCGTGTCAACGCCAGCATTGTTACCCTAAGTTCCGCGAATTTCATGGCAATCGCAATCCAATCCACGGCTGCCGATAACTGAGGTGGCTTAGTTGGACGTTGACGAGGCCATTAGGCTCCTACAGGCCATCAAGGAGATGGAAGGCGGCGCCAAGCAGGTCAAGAGTGGCGCAAAGAAAGCCGCCAAGTCCGGTAAGAAGGTTGCCAAGAAAGTCAAGCGAGCGCCAAGCGCGTACAACCAGTACATGAAGAAGCAACTCGCCAAACTGAAGAAGAAGCATCCAAAGACGTCGCATACGGTTCTGTTCAAGAGAGCTGCAAAGTCATGGAAGAGATCACCAGAACGTAAGAGGTCGATGAAATGAAGACGTTGGCAAAAGAGCATCCGTTCCTTATAGCGAACCGAGCCGGCACCCCGGAGAATCCCATATGGTCTGTTGATTCAAGCAGCCCCGGATGGCGACTACTCAATCCAGGTGCAAACTCACCTGTGTTTGTCTCGGATACTTACTTCGATCTTGCAGGCTTGTCGCAACGTGAAAAGACGTTGTTCTTTGAAGGCGCAACGGTTCAAGATTTGCTTAACCCGGTTGCTTTCAATCAAGCGCCAGGGGATAGCGCAATTGTCACCGACTTGATGAGTACTAAGCAATTGACTGATACGGAAATAACAACCTTTTCCATTATTGGAAACTTTGCCGCACCCACTGCCTCGCTCACGTTTGAAGAGACCGTGTACGCACGATTGAATCAGTACGTTGTTGACCTTGACACTGCAGCATGGGGTTCAATGATTCAGGTCTCATCAAATCAAATTGGTTCACTCAAAGCAACAGCATCGGACAGAATTTATTCTTACAGAATTGTGACGGCAGGTTCTCCTTTTACCGGTGATCGGTTTGATGTTCTGGCATGCCGCCATCTCCTACGAGCTGAAGCTAAGGAAGAAGCAGAGTATCAATACCTCATGCGACTTCGCCGCTCCTTCGAACTTGCACAGAATCATGATGAGGATTGAGCATGCAAGATTGGTACTACGCCCCGTGGCAGTATGAACTGCGTGAACAGTTGGGGCTCACCAAAGTACGTCCGACGCTGCAGATAACTCGTGGCCTTCGAGTTCCAGATCCTATTACCGCCACAGTCTTGGCCGGGGCCGTATTTCTCGCCTACGCTCCACTCCTACAACCTGGTCCACCGGCCAAGACACCGATACCTGGTATTCTCCCGATATACAACGTGGGAGGAGGCATGATAGTATGACCGACGACATCGACGAACAAACCAAAGCAACCCGTACCCAACGCTTCGCCAACTGGCTCATGGAACGTGAAGAACGACGTGAAGAAAAAGAATCCAACCTGGAGGGACTTGTACGTCTAAACGTGCTCGTCTCCTTTCTCACTCTCGGTTTGGTCGGTGGGTTTGAAGCTGTTCAACTTGGTATCAGCCTGATCCCTTACCTCTGATATGCACACATCGCATATCCAAACGTGAACGTTGGTGCGACGCTGCCAGGGACGCGTTGCCAAGATGCTCGGACGCCAGGGCAACTGGGATGTTCCTTCGAAGCCACACATCGAACAGTTAACGCGCATGACACGCTGAGCATTGAATAGACTCTGTAGTATTATCTGCGCAATACTCGAGAAGATCGTCATACCACGCTTGGTCAAACATGTCAAACGCAACAATGGATTTTTCCCATGCTTTGCACACTTCACGGACGCCGCACGTCGGACAGTAAAGACACATGGTCAACACTTCCGACAGTAGCCAGAGAACGGATTGCAGTTGTCGCACGTGCAAAGCGTGGCAGAATAGAATATCTCATCACAGCTAATGCACTGCCACCACGGTCCTTGAGGACCATGGTAGCCATCAATGGGCAAAAGCCAATCAAACATTGGCTTTTGTGTAATCCAATCCAAGTTGAAATAGAAACCACAGGACATCAGAGATCACCTGCACGTTCTGTCCATCGCTTGACCTGTGGTGCGTGGCCTTCTCTCAAGCAATCGCCACAGTCATGGGGTACGCGCTTGACGTTGTAACTGCTCCAAGTGGTCCCGCAACGTGTGCATTCAGCATAGAACTTGAACACCTCCTCGGTTGGACTGTCGTCTTCAAGCAGTTTGGACCTCACCCACTTGCTAAAGTTGTCCATGTTCTGGGCTTTTTCGTACGTCGTCGGGCATAAAGTCACCATTTTGTTCCTCATATTTGACCGGATGAGGCCGACCTATATATGTATGTCGTGGCAAAATGCGACACCCACACACTGTGTGTGTGTGTTTCTGCATAGGCGACAGCCTGTCGGCCCCCCGTGAGTCCCTGCGGGGGTCGCCTATTTAGGCGCGATGGCGCTTAGTCACCGGATAAAGAAGATTAGGTGCTGGATTAAGTACCATGGCGCGACTGTT